TGGCTGGTAAATGTAAAAACATAACGCTGTTAACTCAGTAGCTCGAAAGAAAATATTTTATACAGGAAAGAGGTTGCCTATTTTCAATCTGATCACACTAAGTCCTTTTGCACTCTACATATCATTAAGATAGGTGTAGTACGATTCAATGCAAGGAATTGGATTCCCTTGCTTCTCATGGGCATTGCAGATTTTGCGAGTATACTCGTCAAACTCTGTTTTACCAATCAAAGCAAGTTCCTTGCACACGTCTTGTACGGTAGTCAATTCAATTTGAACTGTGTCAACAACATTGTTGCGACGAGTCCAATTCAGAGATTCGAGACGGGAAGCAATGGTCGATGGGCAAGAAATTCGATTCAGATAAGAGTTAAAGTGGAAATATCTTTGAAGAAAGGTAACATCAGTGAGTTCACGGTGTTCAACAACAGCAGCTCCTTTAGCTTCATCGGTATAGTCCATACCAATTTTGGCATAACCACGAGAAGCAACAACTTGGTTGAAATGAGGAGCAATAAAATCAGAAATATTAACAACATTATCATCACCATACGAACACATATTTACATTTTCATTATATATGGACATTTTACGAAATTCCTTAGGAACTTCCATAAGATAAACACAACGCATGGAAATAGCATTATAAATGGAGTTGACAATGGCAGTAATAGGACAACCAGATGGAATACTGTGCGTCCATTGATACACGTTTCCGCGACACAAATGGACCGAGTGAACAATAGAATTCCACAAAACAGCACGAACTAATTGGTTTTCTTCGGAGTCAGAATACCATCTGTTGATGATGTCGAGGACTCCCCACAGAATTTTGGCAATGAGAGTACCATCATAATTTGAGAAATCACCAGCATAACACTTATCACCAACTTTAGATAAAAGTTTACCAAGTACATGCCATTCAGAAGAAAAAGGGTTAATACCAACAGCAATTTCATTGTACATACGATTGTCCATAACATGAGCCATGAACTGCATAAAATATTTACGAAACAACACAGTATAATCCATGGGACCGTTCGAAAAAACACGAGTTTTGCCTTCGTTGACTTTTGCAATGGGACGACGTTCATCCTTGAGCGTATCAACCCAGATGATATCGGATTGAATTCCTTGTTTAGCTTTTTCTTCCATCAATTCGACGGCAGCGCGAAGCTCAAGGGCTGAAGGAGAAGTAAAATCATATTCCAATGAACCCATCCACTGGGTCTTACCAGGTTTGCGACCTGGAATCAAATTCCAAGGATACCCAGGAGAAGTGGTGCGGTTGATAGCATTTACATGATCATCACCAGCAACTCCCATAATAGCCTCTTCATAAGATAGAAGTGTTTTGGGGCGATTGGTTCCAGCAAAATCATGAGCAATCTTACGATACACATCATCACGAGCAACTTCAAAAAACTCATTCTCTACAGTTAAAGCAGCTTTTCCGGCTTTAG